ACATATAACACAGAAACATCACAATTGATTATAGTGTTTAATAATGGAAGTATTTATGAATACGAAGGTGTTCCTTGGGAGCTGTTCACTAAATTTAGAATGAGTGATTCTCAGGGTTCATTTTTAAACAGTAATATTAAAACAAAATATAAGTTTAAAAAAGTCAGTTAATGAATAATCTAGTAGATGAACTTTTAGAATTATCAGATCCGGAGGTCGATAATAAAATTATTAAATCTTTTCAAATAAAAGATCATTTATGTCCTACAATATTTGATAAGGATGGTAATGGTTCTTATGTGATGAAAAAAGAGATTGTCGACAGATTATTGGAGATTACTGATAATTTTATTGATTTTACTGGGGTTGATTTCTTTATTCATGACGTTATATTAACAGGTTCATTAGCTAACTATAACTGGTCTGAATATTCTGACGTTGATTTACACATATTGGTTGATATGGATGAACTAAATGATGGTGACACTAATTCAATCGCTTTACATGATATTGTTAAAGAATTTTTTGATGCTAAAAAGGGTATGTGGAACGAACAGAACAATATTAAAATTAAAGGATTTGATGTTGAGATATATGTTCAAGACGTGGATGAAGAGCATTCATCAACCGGGGTATATTCTATTCTTAATAATGAATGGGTAGTTGAGCCATCAGCAAAGAAAGAAACTATAGACACAAAACAAATTTTAAGTAAAGGTGAGTATTTTGCAAAGAAAATTGATACTTTATTAGACTCTTTTAGTTCTGGAAATGATGTTACAAAACAAATATTAGATCTAAGAGATAAACTCAAAAAATTTAGAAAGACCGGTTTAACTACTGGTGGGGAATATTCATATGAAAACTTAACATTCAAATTGTTAAGAAGAAACGGATACATAGAAAAATTAATGAACTTGAAAAAAGAGGTATCAAACAAAAAATTATCTCTATCATAATTGTAAACTGTATTTTTTTCCTTTTATTCAATATTTATTGATTAAGAATAAGCTTATTTTAATATTATTACAATGGGAGATTTAAAACCTATAGGTAGCGAAAAGCTACAAGGAGACGAAAAAATGAGGAGAATCCTTGAGTTAGCCTACTATAACGAAAGATCATCATCTTCGAAGCAAACTAAAAATGCAGAACTTGTAAAAGAGAGTTCTAATGGTGTTTATGGTATTGTTAGAGAAAAAGATGGTTATTATGTGAAAAAAGGACTAAATGAACAAGCCTTAGATTATATCGGTGGATTGTTTATGAAGAATAAAAATAGATTTACTTCATATGCTGAAGCATTGAAAAGACTTGAGCTATTAAGTTCTCAAGAATTGAATGAAGAAGTTACAAAATATGTTTTAAAGCCAAATAAGCCAAAAGAAGAGGCTTCAATGCCTCAAGATGCTGTAAACGATATGCCACCAGCATTACCTCCAGCTGGCGATACTGAACCAGCACCAGAACCAGCACCAGAAATGTCTGCTGATGAACCACAAATGTCAGGTGAAGAGCCAGCTATGTCTCCTGAAGAAGGTAAAAGATCAGATTACATGGCGGAAATCCAAAAATTTGCAGGAAAGCTTGGACAAGAATTAAGAGATCAGCAAGTTAAAATGGAAAGTGATGATATCAAATACGTTTTGAATATGATCATTTCTGCTGTTGACCTTGACAAATTAGAAGAGGATGATATTGAGGAAATTGGTAAAAAATTTGATAGAGATGAAACTGAAGAACCAGTAGCAGGTGAAGAACCAGCACCAAGTGATGAGCCATCTGCAGAAGATGTGCCAACACCTGAAGATGATTTAGCAGAAAGAATTTCTAAATTAGAAGAATTGGTAAATTCAAAATTTGAATCCCCTGAAGAGGAAGAACAAGATTTGGGTGAATTTTATTTCTTTGATACTGATGAAGAATCAAGCGATTCAAAAGAAGATGAGATGATGCATGATGAATTAGACATCACACCCGAATTAAATGATATAAACGAAAGTATCAACACAACATTAAGTAAATATTTTGAATAATGTATCTACTCTATATTAATGAACTGGGTCAAGACTATAAGGGCCAAAGACAATATGAATTTATCTTTGGTAATGATCCAGACACATTAGTAGAAGAGTGGTTCATAATCCCATCTGCAGGTAGAGCAATACCACCAGAAATAGAAAGTATCGATTTAGTTGGGCTATTAAAAAATTGTGATTTAAAGCTTGAACTAGTACAAAATTCTGACTATTTTGGTGTAATCGACGCTGTTGATGGGATTGTTGCTTTAGGATGGGAAGCTTTTGATATGGAAGCTGAAGAGAGACCAATAAGGATTTCTTTTCATTTTGCTGAAGAATTAGAAAGTGTAACAACTAAATTAGCAACTAAAGGGCTTAGATTAATTAACGAAGAAATAAATTTTAAATTAAAATGAATAGAGCAGAAACAATTGAAAAACTAATCAAAGAGGGTTTTTCAGAAAAGACATTAGTTAAATTCAATGACAATCAGTTAAAGAAATTTGCTGCTAAAATTCTTAAAGAGCAACCTGTTTTGAATATTCCAAAAGATAATAAACCAGCAATTGCTTTAGCACAAAAAAATAAACAACAATTTGTTGCTTATGAAGAAAAGGATGTTGAAGTAAAAGAAGATGAAGTTATTTCGGTTGGGGAATTAAAAAAATCTAAAAAGGTAAAGCCAGTTTTCAAAAACTTACATGAGTTTGTTGAAAACACAATTAATTCTAATTACCATAGTTTAGTTACTAAAGGCGATATGGTTTCATTAGTAAAAGAAAAGGTTAATGAATCTTCTAATTTATATGAGAAAGAAATGATTGATCATTTACCTGAATTTATAAATGAATTTGATATGGCACAACCAGATGTTAAGCCGGATGTTAAACCAGCACCATCTAAGCCAGATACAGATAGACCAACAAGAGAAAAGCCAAGACATCCGGGACAAAGACCACAAGATCCCAAAAAACAACCTTTACCTAATCCTGTACCAAAAGCTAAGGCTAAGGAGATTAGTGGTGAAGAAGCGAAGTCTAGGGTAATTAACATGATTAACAAAATTTTTAGTAATAACTAATGAAAAGTAAAAAAATTAAAGAAGCTATAGATTATGGTAACTATCCAGAAAGGATGGGTTCTAACCTGGAAAGAACGGCCGGTAGTCCAGATAGTTTATACGGTTCAAACCCAGCTATGAGTAGAGGTCCTCAGGATGTTGAACGTTTAATTGGTGCAAGGTTTAAAAAAATTGTTGACCATTTAAGAAGAGTGACGAATATTCAAGACTTAAGTTCTCAACAAGTACAGGGTATGCTGTTTAACGAAATGATGTCTGGATTCTCTCAAATTGTTAGAATTGAAAATAATCATATTCCAGCATTAAAAGAGTTGGCTCTACAAGCATGTATTGATGAAACTGAAATAAATCCTGGTTGGTATCAATTTGAACTTAGTTTAAATGAAACTGGAAGTATAGATACTTCTAAATTTAGATATTCACCTGAAGAGGAAACTGATGATGAAGAGAATGATGATGAAGAATCTGGAATTCAAATACCAAGAAGAAAAATTAGAATTAGAAAAACATAAAAGAAATATAATTAATGCGATTGTGCAGGGCGCAGCTAAAAAAGCACATCATATTTACGAAAAGCCAGAAGTAAAATCAAAATTAGACGAAATCGATCCTAGACTTTATCCATTATATAGAAGAGTTATGTCAATCACGGATTTCATGTATTTTACAATGGATGAAATGATAGATAGAATGAGTCAAACCGGATCGGGAGTGATTGGTCAAAATTTTCTAGACGAACCAGATTCTGAAGGAGGGGGTGATGAGGGTGAATATGAAGGAGATGACTCAGTAGATACAAAAATAGTTGCTAAAGGAACGATGTTTCCTGTTTTATGTCATGAATTAATAAAGGGCATAAAAGAGGCTACAGCTAGACATGGTTTACCTAAAGAGCCTGGAATGGCACAAAAGGTAATGGGACAGACAGATGTATTAAGTAACGAACCAATTCAATTAAGAATGGGTCCTGAGTTATATGAAAAGTTACGCATGTTGTTACCAGATGAAATGTTTTTAGATGAAAACAAAGGTTTAATTAGTTGGTTCGAAAAAATTCTTTATGACATTCCAGCAAAAGAGTTTTTAAAAATTATTTCTAATGTAGTGAGTCAAGACGAATCAAAAAATAGGTTAGCGACTCAAGTGTTTAATGAAATTATGCGAGAAGCAATTTTATTAAAAAAGGAATATGATGAATATGATGACGACACTAATGACGATGACGATGGTCCAGATGATTTAGATGACCTTTTGCGAGGTACAAACGTGGGATTGTCTAAATAAATTAAAGTGGTCAAAATTGACCACTTTTTATATTTATATATATGAACAACAAAATAGAACAACTAAAAGAGTATGCACGCGTCATTAAAGACACACCATATGCGTTGAGAACATATCTACAAACATATGATAATACTCAAAAGAAATATGTTCCGCTAGAATTGTTTCCAGATCAGATTCAATTATTAAAAGATTATGAAACATATAATGAAAATATTACTAGAAAATATAGACAAGCTGGTGTTACCACTGTAACTGCAGCATGGTTGTCAAAAAAACTACAATTAGCAAAACCAGAAAATCCGGAAAGAGTTTTGATTATTGCTAACAAAAGAGATACTGCAATTGAAATGGCTAATAAAGTTCGCCATTTCTTAGAACAATGGCCAGAATGGTTAAATGTTGGATTCTCACCTGATAAAAACTCGGAAAGTAGATTTAGATTAAATAACGGATCTGAAGTAAAAGCCGTTGCAACATCTGCGGATGCTCTTCGTGGTTTTACACCCACAGTACTTGTATTTGATGAGGCCGCGTATATTGAGGCTGGTGAAGACTTCTGGGCGGCTTCTATGGCATCTTTGTCTACCGGTGGTAAGATTATATTAATTTCAACACCAAACGGTTATGACCCAATTTATTACGGTGTTTATGAACAAGCTGTTAGAGGTATTAATGATTTTCATATTACTGATTTAAGATGGTTTAAGGACCCGCGTTATACTAAAGATTTGAAATGGTTAAAAGTTCCAGATATTGTTCACTATATGTTGAACAGAGAACAATATAACGACGATGAAATAACATTAGACGATCCAGAATATAGTTTAACAAAATATACTCAATACATGGATGAGGGGTATCAACCATATTCAAGTTGGTTCGAATCTATGTCAAAAAAATTCAAGTATGATAAGAGAAAAATTGCTCAAGAACTTGAATGTGATTTCTTAGGGTCTGGTGATAGTGTTATACCTTCGGAAACTATGGAAAAAATAGCCAAGACAATGGTTAAAGCCCCAAACGAGAAATATATGCAAGGTACTTTATGGCAATGGAAAGAACCATTAGAAGGGCATAGATATATTATGGGTGTTGACGTTAGTAGAGGTGATAGTGAAGATTTTTCCGCAATCAATATTATTGATTTCGATGATAGAGAACAGGTGTTAGAGTATATAGGTAAAATACCACCAGACGATTTAGCATCTATTGCATATAAATGGGGGGTATTATATAATGCGTTTATTGTTATTGATATTACTGGAGGTATGGGTGTAGCAACATCAAGAAAGCTACAAGAAATGAATTATAAAGATTTATTTATTGATGGGGTTAACACTAAAAATATGTGGGAATATAACCACAAAGCATTAGAAAAAATACCTGGTATAAATTTCAATAATAAGAGAACACAAATTGTATCATGTTTTGAGGAACAATTAAGACACAATTTTATTATCAGATCGCATAGGTTATTGAATGAACTAAACACATTTGTTTACATAAATGGTAAACCTAACCATATGAAGGGCGCTCATGATGACGGTATTATGAGTATGGCGATCGCGATGTATGCTGGAGATATTTCTTTCACACAATTAAAAAGAAACGAACAACAGAATAAAGCTATGTTAGAATCATGGGTTATGTCTGAAAGAACGTATGAAGCACCACAAAATACCGCTTATTCATATGGTTCATCTTTTGATCAAGTTGGTATGATGCAAGTTGATAGTTCTCCTTATGCAAAATCATCAACATCAAATATACCAGCTAAGGAACAGTACACACAATATTCTTGGTTATTTGGGTCAAAAAAAAGGGTTGATTAATCCTTAAAAATTAATTAGATTAAATAGAATAGTATTTATATAGTATGGCAAATCAAGACTTGACCGTTTTTCAAAAATTAACCAAAATATTTGGTTTTCAGAATAGAGGTGATATAAACCCACCATCATTTAATTTTTCTAGAGAAGAATTACTGAAAACTGATGATCCAGTTGAATTTGAAAAGGCTAAATTACAGGCACAACAATCTCAATTTCTTTTTGATAAGTGGGCGAAATTAGATAATTCATTATATAATCAATCCGTTTATTATGAACCAAATAGATTAGCAGCATATTATGATTTTGAATCAATGGAATTTACTCCTGAAATTTCAGCTGCATTAGACATTTATTCTGAAGAATCAACAACAATATCTGAAAAAGGAACAATATTAAGTGTTTATTCAGAATCTACTAGAGTTAAAGATATTTTAACTGATTTATTTGAGAATAGATTAGATATTAATACAAACCTACAAATGTGGGCTAGAAACCTATGTAAGTATGGTGATAACTTTGTGTATTTAAAAAGTGATCCCGAAAAGGGGGTTATTGGTTGTCAACAATTACCAAATATTGAAATAGAAAGATGGGAAGGCGCGAAGACTAGAACACCAAACCAGGGTGAAATAAAAATGCCAATTAAAGAATTACGTTTTAGTTGGACCAATAAAGATATGGAATTCCAATCATGGGAGGTTGCTCACTTTAGATTATTAGGTGACGATAGAAAACTTCCTTATGGTACGTCTATGTTAGATAAAGTTAGAAGAATTTGGAAACAATTACTTTTAGCTGAAGACGCTATGTTGATTTATAGAACATCAAGAGCACCAGAAAGAAGGGTGTTTAAAGTGTTTGTTGGTAACATGGATGATAAAGATATTGAAGCATACGTACAACGTGTTGCAAGTAAATTTAAAAGAGATACTGTAGTTGATCAAAGAAACGGCCAAGTTGATATGAGATATAATCAAATGGCAATTGATCAAGATTATTTCATACCTGTTCGTGATCCAGCAGCACCTAGTCCAATTGAGACATTAGCTGGAGCACAAAACTTAGGTGAGATCGCCGATATTGAATACATTCAAAAGAAACTATTAGCAGCACTTCGTATACCTAAAGCATTTTTAGGTTTTGAAGAAGTTGTTGGTGACGGTAAGAATCTTGCTTTAATGGATATTCGTTTTGCAAGAACAATTAATAGAGTTCAAAAGTCATTAATTCAAGAACTGAATAAAATTGCATTAATACACTTATATCTTTTAGGTTTAGAAGATGAGTTAGAAAACTTTACATTAGGTTTAACTAACCCGTCATCTCAAGCAGATCTGTTAAAGATTGAACAATGGAAAGAAAAAGTTACTCTTTACAAAGACGCGACATCGGATCAATCTCAAGTGGGTATTTTACCTGTTTCACATACTTGGGCTAAGAAAAATATCTTAGGTATGAGTGATAATGAAGTTATCCTAGATCTTCAACAACAACGTTTAGAAAGAGCAATGGGTACTGAATTAACTAACACCGCTAAAATTATTCCTAGATCTGGTGTATTTGATGAAGTTGATTCTAAATATGGTATCCCAGAAGAAGAAAGAGAAAAATTAGATGCCGCAGCAGCTGAGGGTGGTGAAGATGGCGGTATGGGTATGCCTCCTCCGGCACCATCTGGTGGAGGTGGTGACACAGGATCAGAACCATTAAGTGAGAATAGGAAAATAAAAATTAATAATTTATTAGGTGAGAGTACGGATATTTCAGATTTATTTGATCTTGAGAAAGCTAAGAAGAATATTTATGAAATAGAAAACAAAATAAAAGATATTTTAAATCAATAAAAATGAGCAAAATTGGCATCATTAAAAGTAAGTTAATAAAAAAATTAACAGAATCTTAC